TGAAATTGTAACCTTCCAGTTCCCAAATCACATTTTATAAAATTCAGTTCTGCGCCTAATATAACAGCACTATTTCCGTCCTTGTTTTTTCCGTCATGTACAAGCATTGTTTCGACGGTAGTCGTAACGATTTTGCAAAATTTAATCGTACCTTTTTCGCAAGGACTCATACCAATTCCTATTGCAGGAAATCTCCCTGTATCATCACTTATATTAGGACATCCACCCCAATCAAATATACAGTTTTCGATAAGCCACTCGCCTTGTATCCCCATACCACTACTCTCACAGTGCATAGCATATCTTGTGTTTTTACTTTTTATTGTAAATCCTTTAATGGCTGTAAATGTCCTTGGTAATGAAACGATATGAAAAGCACATTTTTCAACAATGTCACTTCTGATAGGATTTTCTAATCCTGTTGAGCCATTCCATTCGATAATGGTATCTTCTGGATTTCCACTCTTTGATTCGTAAGTAACCCAAGGTTTTGTAATAACACCTTGATATTTGCTTGTCTGTGCTATACCTGTGTATTTGTCTTGTAAATCTGTGTATGTTCCCGGTAATACGATAATTCTGTATCTTTTTGCGTAGGAATTATCGGCAATCGTTTCGTTCGCATGGTAAATAGTAGCAAATGGTTTTTCTTCCGAACCATCACCACTCGTATCTGAGCCTGTGGTTGAGACATATATGCAATATTCTTTTATTACAGAACCATCTATACTTTTTATATCATTTACAGAATCACTTAAACTTTCCAAAGTGTTATTGATATTGTCAATGTCATATTTTGGATTTTTGAACCAGTTAGATTCTTTCTGTGTAATGTCACCAGAATATAATTTTGCACCAACAAATACACCAGATTTCTGCATTTCAGTGATATACATCGTAGTATCATTAGTGATTACTACATCGCCGTTACCTGACGTTGAATATTTACCAATCGGTATCCAATTTCCGTCAGTATCTTCGTAAAAAGTAAAAGAGCCACTCATATTTTCATAATGATATGTTCCAGCCTTTAGTGAAATTGGATTGAACGATTGATATGTTTCGGATTCAAGCTGTTTTTTAGCACTTTTGTTCCAATATGTTCCAACGCTTGGAGTTCCAATATCATATTCTTTATATCCGCCAACGTGTTCTATTTTGTTATCTAAATCTTCCGTTAGATTACTTATCGCCTCTCCTGTCGCCTTTGCATCTGCAGCTTTACCTTCTTCTGATAAACCCTTATCTACACCATCACTGATGTTTTGCAAAGCATTTTCACCAGCTTCTTGTATTGCTTTAACCTGATCTGCACCTTTAGTCTCTATTATGGATGCCTGTGTACTTCCTGCAGTATTGACAGCCGTCACCTGTTGCGTTCCCTCGTCCGCGACTGCTTTAATGGATGCAGTTTGCTGTGTTTTGACTGTATTAACCGCTGACACTCCAGCGGCATCTGCCGCACTCACTGCACTTGCCCCTGCACTTTTTGCCTTGCCAACCTGCTCTGTTCCGGCGTCCTCTACATTTTTTATCTGCTTATTGCCTTCATCCGTCACAGCCTGTGTGGCATTATCCTGTTTTGTAGATACAGCGCTGACTGCCGCCCGTCTTGCTTCTGTAATCGATATTTCTGCCGCAGACGTTTTCTCTGCAACATGTGCATCAAAACCGACTACTTGAGCATTAATATTATCTTCTGACTCTTTCGCCGCCGTTCTCGATGCCTCTGCTGACTGTGCGTAGCCTGCCGCACTGTCCCGGCTAGATGCTGCTTCTTCTGCTGCTTCTTGCGTATCCTGCCGCATCTGACTCACGTCTGCCTGTGCCGCTTCGACTTCCTGTTGAGACAGCTCTGCAGCCGCCCTGGATGTCTCAACCTGCTTTGCTTTATTGACTACATCGTCATGCATTGTGATGTAGTCTGACGTTAATCCACCCGGTAGGGTCAACATCTGCCAGTGTTCTGTATTTTTGCTTTGCACCGGTGCAATTCCGCTGACGGTTTTTGTCAGCTCTGCAAGGCACATATATGAGCCACCTTTATAACTTACTATATCAAGATATTCGTATGATGCCTCATCCAAATATTCTCCTCGCGGATTCAATGCAATATTACCCAAATCGGTTTCAACATATGTATTTTCTGTCTGCATCTTCTCACCTTTCTTTCTGCTTATAATGCCAACTTATATTTTAAACGGCTACCTTCCCGGCGAAAACGTACCTTATCTACCGCAGGGTCTGAATACATTTTTAACCGACCTTTTACGACTGCAAAGCCTGCGAAATAAACATTTCCTGTCTCGCCTTTTAACGCCTCTTCTTTTTCTTTTACATAGTTATCAATTTCTTTCTTGCTTTCTGCAACCCGGCCCGATACACTTGCAGCAGCATTTTTTGCCTCGGTTGCGTAATATGCCGCATTATCTTTGTCCTGATCAGGAAACTCTTTATGTCCATGTGCCCAGGCTTCAGCGACCTTTTCCGATTGTGTAGCACTATTTGCCGAATTACCGCCTTGATTGCTTCTTTGAAAAGTTCTTGCTCTTCTGGGCCATCAAAAGTTTCCGGTTTTGCACGGGTTCTAACAGGGATTGTAATTTTATACCCTGTCCCTCCTGCCTGATCTGTTGTTAAATAAATGTAAGCGTACAGGTTATAACTTTCTATCGTATCTGCATTCTCAAGGCAGTTATCCGGTATAACAACGTCTGTAATATCATTTGTTGTAACTCCCACCCGGGTTGTCGATGTTTCTTCGTCCTCGATAGCAAAATGTACCTCAACTGCAGCAGGTAAATGTAACCCCTGTATTCTCAGTATCTGCCCATAATCGTATTGCCAGGCATGGCTAGCTATGACTGATGTATTATTTCCAGCAAAAACCGCAAAAACAATATTACTATTCACTTTTTCACCTTCTTTCAATACACAATATCAACGTCAAGATAAAGTTGATTTGGTGCGATATAACGCGGAGAAAGATTATTGAATCCATAATTGATATATGAGCACTCCACATTTACCTTTATGCAAGGGGTTCTGATATCATCAAAATATAATTCGATGTCTCCAACCCCAAATGTTCCAAGCGCATAGATTCCGCTTGAGCTTGGTGCTCCTGGAGAATCAATTTTTTTTATACTTGCTGTTATCTTCATTGCACTAGAGCCGTATTTCATCCAGTAATTTAAGAATTCTGTTGATAATGTAGTTTCAGCGAACATAAATTCCACGGTCGCAGTACAGACTTCTTTGCCTCCCCCTGCGAAATCTCTGTATTTTAAATGTAGCTCACAATGCTCCGTTCTATAATGATATGGTACTGTTTCGCCTGCATCGTAGTGCTGTATGCCCTCCTTATTCATGACTGCTTTCAATTTATCGTTTTCATCATAAATTTCTAATACACCTTTATCATTTTGCGAACCGCCCAGCGCCATTGTCCCCGCTTTTATATAGCTCATATTTATATAAAGTTCGTTCCCTATCTTATAAATTCCCTTAACCGCTCCCTTATTTGTCAATAAATTAAATATCTGTTCCTGCGTTAAGGAATCTTCTGCTAATGTTTTAAGAGTTCCTTTGCCATCAACTGATACTGATGAGGCCAACTGAAATTCTCCAGTGTTTAAATTCCAGAAGTTTTTTCCTGTCCTATCGCTAAGAATTCCTAATATAAGCGTATCTGCATATCCGCCTTCAGCTGTAAATGCTGTCTTCCAATCCCAGTCTCTTCCGTCCTGGGTTCTTGTATTTGCAATCTGAAAGCCTTGTGTGCCCAAGCACATTGCACCGTATGTAGAACTTTCTTTATCTGTATCCTCAAACAAAATTGCTCTTACATCCTGTTTCTGTGCTACATTTTTCTGATATCTTAGCTGTGTATTGATTGCATTAAGTACACCTTTTATCTTTTCTGCCATGACAGTTTTTGATTGTTTGTTTACAATGCTATTAATTGCATCAACTGCTGAGGACACCTTTTCAAAATACGTCTGTGTAGTATCTCCTAATTTCACAGATGAGACAGTGTTTTTTATACAATCCCATTCGATTTCAATTGCTCTAGCCTCTGTTGTAATATCCAGTTTTTTATGTCGGCATTTAACCGTATCTCCAAGACCAATCATTTCGATTGCTTTTACATCACTGTATTCATTCGTATCTGATATCTTAATCATGTTTATCTCTATTGAAACGGCCGGCAAATCAATTCCTTCCAAAAATTGTTCTTTACACTTCTTTTTTAATACCTTTTCTAAATCACTTTGGCTTTCACATACAATATCATTCTCGTCAGGTTCTCCTTGTATATCCTGTTTCAGTTTGACATCTTCAAACACAATTTCTTTTGTATATACTGTGGCATATTTATTA